TCATGTACTTTGAATAAGTAGTCTTCCGAGTGAATCTGCGTAGAGAGGCACTATTGTTTGCCCATCATGCGAGGACACCGCCATAGTGGTCGGAACGTCATTCTCGTCTCGTAACGCGTTTTTTGGCCCATAATCACTTCCAGTCGTACCGTTACTCACAACCAGAGAATTGCTGGTTGCGGCGAGGCGCACAATGGACGAACCGTTGTCTTTGTTAACGGCTGTTATTGTTGATACGCCATTCTCATCCTTCGCCGCATTAGCCATTTATCTGTAAATAACAGTAATGTCTTGTGCGGCAACGCCTGTCGTAATTGAAAGGCCTGTCGCAAAAGCTGCGTTAATAACAAGCGTAAATGGTTGCGGGTTTGAGGGAACAGTGACGGTTCCCATCGGATTTGTGTTTGTGACGGCATCGTCATACTCCACAGTTCCCGTTGCAACTGGCTTGTTGAAGACAATTGCATAGAGGAAGCCTGCGCCAGTCTTCACGAGGGTCGTGGTCTGCGTTGTGATATTCTTGGGAGTCCCTATATTTGTAGGATAACCATTATCATCCTTGAGGAGTGTCCCGTGCTGCGTCATTTGAACGCTATTTGCTGCCGGATTGGACATTTAATCTCTTTATTGTTCTTAGTAATGTTTCGTACTTATCATTGATCTGCCTCTCTCTGTCATCGAGTTCTTTTTCACGTAACTCATTTTGCTCAGATATAAGAGTGAGATCTCGTTCCTTAGAAGCAATCTCTGCTTCTCTTGAATTGAGCTCTTGCACTTTAGCTTCGAGGTTAAGCAACGATGAGTCTCTTTGCTCTTCTGCTGCTCGAAGGATTCGCTTTGCCTCAAGATGGGCTTTCTCAGCTTCTTTTCGGTTAAACTCAGCGTGCTCTCGCGCATCAGTAATCTTTTCTCTTTCAAGCTCAAGCTCGTTCTCCCCTTCCTTAACTGCTCGCTCCTTTCCTTCAACTCGCATTAACTCGCTATCGAGGAAAGATTTAGCTTCGTCAAGATATTTTTTCTGGTCATCGAGGTCTTGCCATTCAATAACCAGCGTTTGCCTAAGAAGCTCTTTCTTCTGCTCTCTGAGGAAATCAACATCTTTCTCAAGCTCTTCCTTTTCCTTAATGAGAGAATCGAGGGCAGGAATAAGCTCTTTCTTAGTTGCCTCCTGAAAGCGCTGATACATGAGTTCTTCCTCGACCTTCTTCTCTCGAAGTGAGTCAACCTTGCGTGCTATTTTCAATCCTTCTTCTATCTCAAGTTGTTTTTCCTGAGCTTTGGAGCGGATTATTTCTTTCTTGTCGAGGAGCTTCATGTTTACGCAACCACCTGACCGTCGCCTACGAGAGACTCGTCTTTATCGAGTACACGAGTCACCTTCCTTCCCTTTGAATCAGTACGAAGTTTCGTTTCGTCATTCTTAGGTTCGATCTCCGCCTTCACCTGACCAACAGGAAGTGGCTCAAGACACTTTTGAATGAATGGAATAAGGTCTGCTTCGGTGTAGATAGCAGCCATCCTGAACGAACTCACTGAACCTGCGGGCGTCTGGCCTTCAAGTGCTCTGAGCTTCGGACTCTTAAAGAACTCTCTCTCCGCAAGCTCCTTGGCGAACTTCTTGCGAATATTCTGAATCTCAAGGGGCGTAGCGTTTGCGATGATAATTGGCGTAGTTTTGAGAGCTGGGAATGTGTACTTAACACCATCCCATTTCGTGATGAAATCTTCGTCAGTCCAATTGGTAAATCGGAAGATACCGTCAAAATCTACTGGTAACACTGTGATTGCGTCTTGCATGGCTTTTTCAAGCAGTTAATACCTATTGCTAGGAGTTTTTATAACGGGGCAGTATCTCTACCAACCCCATCCCAAACCCCGAAGGGTCTGAGTGGAGCTACTAGAGCTGGAGGTTAACCTGTCTGTACTCAGTCGTAACGCCTGCTTCAATAGCAGTGCCGACACGAGTAGAGGTTGCCGCAACATAGGTCATGGCAGCACCAGCCGTGTTTGACGAAGGCATAAGATCGAGACCGATAGCCGTGTTCGCATCGTTGAGGAGTGCGAGCGGGCCGCGAGTCTGAATAAAGCCGTAAGTCGGAACAGTAGTGGTAGAAGCTGCAATCGGATAGAAGGATGCACCAATAACCTGACCAGTAAGGGTCGTCGGGCAGACAATAACGCCAGAAGTTCTGACATCAGTGCCGTTTGCCGAACCATACGGGTTGAGGCGGAGACATGACTTCGTATCTGCGGTTGCAGTAGCTACCTGAATCGGGTCTTCAAGAGTGAGTACTACCGTGCCAGTCGTTGAAGCCTGTGCAGGGTGAGATGCAATCTTGAGGGTCTGGCCTGCGCCAGTACCTGCGTTGATAACAACCTGACCGCCTGCGTACTGGTTAGCAGTAACTGCCGTACCAGCAAGCGTCACCGTAATCTGCGTATCGCCTACTGCCTGAGTAGATGAAACAAGGTTCTGGTGGTTAGCGATCTGAGCAGGGCCTTGAACGAGCTTGCCTGAAGCGAGAGCGGTTCCTGCGTTCTGCACAAGAACAAACTCACGTCCGTCTGCGGCGTCAAACTTTGCGCCAACAAGCGTAGCAAGGCTTGCATCCGTAGAGGTCTGGAAGAGACTGAACGGTGCGCCCTGACCCCTTTGTGTAAGTCTAGACATATCTAGTTTTCTTTAAGCTAATAATTAGTGACCTGCCTGAACAACAGTGGTAGAAGCCGCACGACCAACTGCTGAAGGTACTGCTGCTGCTCCAGTCCCGTTGTAGACCATGAAGTCAACTGCGCCTGCGGTAGTTGATGCCTTTGCGGAAATAATCCAGAAGTTATCCTTTGTCAGAAGCCAACCTGCAGTAGATGTCGAGAATGTTGCATCAACATTGTCTGCTGATGTAACGCCAGTGACACCTGTGCAGTACGCATAACCGCTTGAAGTAGCGGCAATGGATACGTCAGCCTTCGGAGAACAGGTCGTATTGATCTGATTCGACTGCTGGGTGCCTGCCGAACCCACCTGCAATGTGCCTGTGGTAGACAATGCTCCCGATGTAGTGATTGGCTTAGCAGAGTTAATGCCTCCGTTAGTCATCACGTAAGGGATGTAATTCTCGATAAGAAGACCGCCTGCTGCGCCTCCGAGCGATGAAGGCGTAGAGAGCTTCTGAAGACCGAGAAGTCCGAGAATAGCGACTACTCCAGCAACTACTCCGATTTTGAGAATGTCTTTAATGGACATGGTAGTCGTTGGTTAGTGCTTATACTCCAGTAACGCCGGTAAGAACGCCGTTGCGGAACGGATCGGTACAGATGAGCTGGCCGCCGAGAATCATGAAGCCGTTGATAGCTCCCTGGTTGTAAGCGCGAATCCAGCCTGTCCACGTGAAGGCGTTGCCAGGCGCATACATCGAATCCTCGTACACGTTACCCTCAATGTCCTGAGCCTTCGGGGAGACCTTGTTGCCCTCCCACCAATTGAGACCGAAGAACTTGAGGTAATCAGTGTTGAGCATATAGAAGTTGCCGGTGGTCACCTTCTTATCGCGGAAGATTTCCATACCATCCCAATACTGTGCTCTGTAGCCTGCGCCTGCATCGTGATTCTTCATCTCGGTGTAGTTGTTGCGCTGGAACGGAGTCTGCAGCTGCTCGAAGTAAGCCCAAGTGGTGTAGTCGGTGAGGACAACATCAGGAGCTACTGGGCCGTCAGAGACGTTATTCCAGAGCTGGCGAACCTTGAGAAGCGAGATTGTGCCGCCTGAAGCAGTCACAGTCGCATTAAGACCAGTATAGGTAGCACGGGAAAGACCGCCGTACGAAGCGAGATCAGAACCATTGTCCACGATGCCTGCAAGACCCATAGGAGCCTTACCGCCGTACGAGGAACCATCGCCCTGGAAGAATGTACCGATGTCATCGGCTGCATCCTGTGCGCGTGATTCCATAGTGATCTTCATAAGATCGAGCACCTTGAGAGCACCATTACCCTCTGCCTTGTTGACCGAAAGGTCAGAACCAGCGAGAGCAACGTTCGTAGCGACGAAAGTCGGGTAGAACGTCATGTTGACTGAAACCGGCTGCTGATTGATCGGCAGAAGGTCAAAGCCGTTGAACGGAACGGAAGCGACACCCTTCTGATACTTGATCGGGAAGAGCATCTGCGAACCGCGCCACTTCTCTGTCTTCTCCAAGATTTTCCCGAAGAAGAAGTTGTCACGAAGAACCTGGTCAACCCAAGCCGGAGCGAGGTACTGATTGGTTGTCGTGGTTACGTTTACGTTTGGTTGCATAAACAACTCGTAAAGTTAATGAATAATGTTTTGTTATCTGTTGAAGAGCTTATTGATTTCTGCGCCCGCCTTAGCAAAGGTCATTCGGCCTGCCGGTTGTGCTGCTGGAGCACTCTGAGACCGCACCATGCTTCGGGAAGCTATGTCTTTCTTCTGGGTGTTATCAGGCTTCTCTTCCGTTCTGATTTTTTGAAATAATCCGTACGTCGTCATGAAGTCTGAATACTCGATGATGTTTCCATCTTCGTCCTTCGGAGACACTGTTTCTATAAGCTCAAGGAACTCTCGTCTCATCTTTCGAGCCTTCGGAGCATCGGATGTGAGGTCAACGTCGTAGCGGTCTTCGATGGCTTCGAGGTTAGAGTCTATGTAAGATTCAAACTGCTTAGCCTTTCTCGATTCCTCTTCACGCTTGCTTTCGATTTCTCGAACAGCCTCTGCCTTCGCTTCCTCTTTTGCTCTCATGAGGAGTTTTTCTTGGACTTTCCATGCTTTCTGAGCTTCTGGCGTATCTCCGTAGAGAACAGTCCACTCTGGAGGAATATCGCTATTCGTCTCCTTGCTGAACTTCTCTACTTCTGAAAGTGCCTGTAAGCGGGCTTCGCGGGCGATAAGCTCGCGTTCCTTATCTAAAAGCTGGGACTCCCAGCGGCGATGTCTGCGATTCTTTCGTGGCTGCTCCTCCTCTTCAGGTTCGTTCTCCGCTTTAGGAGTGGGTTCTGATTCAGTGGATTTTGTACCAAGAATGTCATCAACAGGAGATTCGTGTTGCTGGATGCCTTCCAAGAGTTTGTCTACTTCGTTCATATATTTCGCCTCTTCCGAGGATTAGTTTTTTAATCAGGCTGTCGATCTTTAGAGTCTGAAACCTTCACACAAGACTTGGGGTTTTTAGAGAGGTTCCCATCCAGCCCTCGAATAACTATTCTTGTTTTTTCTTGAGTGCTAAAGACTTGTCTCCTTTTACTTGCTTGTAACCAAGCTTCTCCATGTGTCTTCTGTTGGATTTTGAAACTGGATGTTTGTAACTAGGAGCTATTGAGTATTCACCGTGGTATTTGAGATTGGCTTCCTTTGCTTTTTCAAAAACCCTGTCCATCATCCGATTATGTCTTTGTGCTCGAGTGAGTCCTGCCATGTTATTTCTTCTTACGCTCAAGAGCTTTCTCCATCGCTCTACCTTTCTTGGTTTCCTTACTGCCCTTCATTGCGCCGATTTTGTTCATCGTGCCGTAGATAGCGTGATCCTTTTCTTTCTTCGGGAGCTTTGCGTACTCGTGTTCGAGCTTTTCTTCTAGGATTCTTGGCATAGTTATTTCTTAATCTGGCAATGACCGCACTTATCTCCTTCCGGCGAACCAATACCAGTGCCGTTACATTCCTGACACTTGGCCTTAGAGACCTTCTTTACTGCCTTCTTGATAATTTTTTTCATGTTTATTGGGGTAATGCTGATGTATTAATTGGCACACTTGATAAGCTCGGGCTTGCGGGTACTCCGCCTAGCTGTTGCGGAGGCTCGCTCATTGCTTCAGGAGGCGGTGCGCCCTGAGCACCCTGCATTGGTGCCATTGCCTGTTGAGTCTGCTGAGCTAAATCTGGGAAGTTAAGCTGCACATAAAGCTGAGGATTGGTCTTCCACAACACCGCCTGAGCTGCGGTTGTCTGAGGGTCTGGGAAATTGAGGATGGTAAGGAGTGTTTTAGGATCAATTGCGCCAGATTCCCACAGAGCCATTGCCTGATTCATTTCCGTAATCTCGTCCTTTGGCTTCATGGAATCTGCCGATACTGAGACTACAAGCCGTCTGTTCAGGTTTGACTGGGAGAAGGTCACGTACTCAACTGCCTTCATTTGTCCCATTACTGCCGCAAAGTGCGGAACATCGTAGTACACGTAATAAAGCTGTACCCACCAATTGAAGATATTGTCTGCTACCTGTTCGAGAGCATCGCCAATACCGCCGCCGATGCGAGAGTTGTCGTACTGATGATTGAGAATCATGCCTCTGGCAGTCTGGTCTTCGTCTGTTGGAGTAGCGGTAATACCCTGTGTACCGAAAATGGTTCTAAGGTCGTTTTTGTCGTTCTCGAGAGAGGAGAAGAACGAATCGTGAAGCGCTGGAGCAGGAAGACGGTCTATTGCCTCGCTGATTGGTCTGCCCTTCGGTACAAGCACAGGATGACCTTTTCGCATTGCAGTAGAAGCCTGTTTTGCAGTCTCTTGGTTGAAGTTGTCCTCTGAGAAGATGTCTGAGTTGTTGGCGCGGGAGAGATTGTATTCAATCTGCTCTGTTCTCTGCGTAACACGCCTTTGGTTAGGAATATTCTGCTCGATGAGGTTTGTAACGTCATGCGGCTGTTCGCCGAGCGTAAATACCGAGAGGAAGGTATACGGCTTCTTTGCCTTAGCAAAGTGATTAACACCCTTCACTTCGTTCTCTATCTCATTGCCAAATTCATCTGTATCCTTTTGTTTTTTGTCGTAGTTGAAGTGAGGATTGCGAGCTTTATCCAATACCTTGCCCTTGAATGTGCAGAAAGTGTACTCATCCGTCCACCATTCTGTGTAAGTGACTTCTGTACCGAGCTTTCCATCAACCATAACCGTGATGTATTCCTTAAACTTAGGGAAAAGCTCAATAAGCTGTTCTGCTGTAACGGTAATTCTCTCTCCTAGGTAGCCGACAAAATCTCCATAGCAGTCTACATAGCCGTTTTTATCAAAAATAAACTTGCGTGGGTCTCGAACTTCGCTCTTAATATCGTTAATTTCCTTATCCCAGCCGTGCTTTATGACACCAAGGAAATAGATAGACCAGTGTCTCACCATAAGCGTCAGCTTTCTCCTCAAAATGAGGGTATCCGCATGGAACTGAAGCATTGTCTTCACGTCCGAAGATACCTTTACTCCTTCTGCGGTGTTGTCAGACCACACGACAGGCTCAGGGTTCTTTGAAAGTGCCGCTGGCAGGAAAGTTTCCTCTGCTTCAAAGAGAAGGTTTGCTGAAATTGGGCCGCCGTCTGTTCCATAGGCAGTTCCCTCTTTCTGCTGGCCAAGATAGTAGGTTTTATTTGCCTGCTGGCGAAGTTTTATACCTGCTTCGTAGCCTTGGTAGTCGAGCGTCCACCTGTCTGCAAGAGACAAAAGCTCCTCATCACTCAAGGACAAAGACAATTCTTCTATTTTTTCACTCTCTTCGCCTTCGTAATTATCAGTAAATGAAGTAATCTTATTGGTTTTTGAACCAACAAGGCTTTGTACCCCCTTAATGCTTTGCTCTATTGGATCCAAGTTTTTTAGGCAAATAAAAAAGCGGGGCCAGAAAAATCTGGTCCCCGCCTTTTGTTTAGGTTTGGGTTAACTTACCCTATCTATTATGCACATTTTGCCCTTCATGTCAAATTTTTATCACTTGGCACAAAGGTATCCGCCCTGCGACGATAGGTAAGCTGGTGTATTTCTGTTGTAGCAATCGTTCCGTCTGAGTTGTAATGGATAATAAAGCTCCCGTTTCGCACGGTAAAGATGCCTGAATCAACCAAGGTGGTGAAGGATTCATAATATTCTTGAAATTGCCTGAACTGCTGGCACTCTTCCATTGTCAGCTCGATTTTCACTAAGTCTTTTGAGGTATCAATCTTATTCATAGGCTGAATCCGCTATCGAACGTTCTTCCTGTAGGGATGCCATCAAACATATCTCCTCCAACGACCTTTGCCATAGAGCTTGCGTACTTATCGAGCCCCACACGGGCGTAAATAGAGGCGTGGACAAAATGGTCTGGGCCTTGTCTTTCCCACTTGAATTCCCTCACTCCAAGCGAGTTTTCCTCCCATGTACGGTAAATATTCATCCAATGAGTGATGTACTCCTGCCAATCGGATTCTGTGCCGTTGAAGGTGGTACGCTTATCAAGCATTTCATCAATAAAGAGCTGTATCGCCCTGTTTCTGTCCACGATTGCCTGACCATATTCACTTCCCTCTCCCCATTTAATAATTTCTTGTGTTTTCCTGTCTGCCCTATACCACACAAGGAATACTCTTCCTGGATATTTTGCTTGGAGCTTTCGTATACCAATAAGGTCTCCGCCTTGGTCTGCGACGACAATAGAGTTAGGCCAGCGCATCATAAGCTTTTCAAGCTCGAGATATGGATCTTTGCCTGTTGTCGGGTCTGAGAGCTTAGCGTAATAGAAGAAACCCTGCTTATTAGCGCACACAATATGGATAGGAAGGCCTGTATCAACGCCTATAATAATCCTATCTTCTTGTGTGTTTATCTCTTTTGAGATGCAGTTAACAATAGTTTGAGCACTGACTTTATTTCCTCCTCCGATGTAGGGAAGGCCAGCCACGAAGTTGGCAAAGAACTCAGGAGTCTTAGATCGCTTATATTCAGCAATTTTTGCTGCAGAGACTTTGGGACCGATCCATAGAGGAATCCAATAACCACTCCATCCGGCATCTCCCTTGGCAGTAGGCTTCCACTCTCCAAGTCTTCGCTCTTCGTCTGAGATTTCTTCTTGGCACTTTGGACACTGATAGATTTCTTTTTCATAGTTAATACATGATTCATCGAGTAATACTTCGTTACCGCATCTGTGGCGAATAAACCACATTTTCTGGTCTGTTTTCTTGAAGTATTTATGCACGCCGAAGTCTGGAGCGGATGGATTAGAAAAAATAGATTTATAGCCGTATTTTGAGTGCTGGAGACGCGATTCGTACTGTTCTAGGACTTCCTGCTTGCACCTATCGAACTCGTCGAGGATGAGCCAGTCTGCGGAGATCATCAGGGCTTGGCGTTCATTCCATGAACCACGGTAGTAGATGGTATTCTTGCCTACACGCTTTTGAGTGGTACTGTCTTTATCTGCCACCCATTCTTGTAGAATAGGATTATTGTCTATAATTCTATTGACTTTTCCTCCTGCAAAATCCTGAATATCTGTCGCTGTAGGAAGGATGTAGATGATGTCTAATCCTTTGTAATAGGCTTTGTGAAGCGTGCGGAATATTTCCATTGTGGAGAGGCCAAGTTGTGCAGCCTTCATCTCTACAAGGTTCGGTGAATCATCCCTGTAAATATCAAAAAGGTAGCGGTGCTCTTTGAAGTCGAGAGGCTGTGAACCTTCAGTCTTGATGTTGTTATTGATTATCCACGCATGAATACTCTCAGGCTGGATGCGCTCAATTGTGCTCTTTGAGGAAGTCATCAAATTTGTTTGCTAGCTCTCTTACTTCTCCGCTTGTGTCAGGAACAAGGTCTTTACCGTCCTTTCCTGTTTGTTCAGTTCTTTGCGAGAACTCATCCTTTGCCTTGCGTTCGAGATACCACTGAGAAAGCGTCTTATCACCGTCGTTTATAGCTGAGACAATATTCTGCCTTGCTCGGTATTTCACCATATCTTTGAGCGCTTCCTTTCTCTCCGCAAATTCTGGATTTTCCTTGCAGTAATCATAAAAAGTGCTTGAAGAAATATCGGCTATAAACATAGCTTCTTTGTCTGTTGCGCCATTCAAAAAAGCTTCTTCTAGCTTTGCTATATTCTCGGAGGTCATTACAGTTGGTCTGCCGCGTTCTGCCATGTTATTGCATTTCGTTATATACCGTTATCCAGTCGTGTGAGATTTGATACTGAGCGTCTTTGAGGGTAATGTTGCCTAAGCAAACTTGGTCGTGGAGATAATTTTCTACCTTATCCTTCTGGTGTGCGCCATATTGGATGTTGTAAGGTTCGGGCCACAAATTCTTAGGGTCTGTGGGCGAGCCACCGAGTTCGAGGGAGATAAGATGGTCAAGTTCGTGGCAACGAGGATCATTCGAATAAGCTACACATTGAGTAACATCAAAACTAATCACATTGCCGTTGGCATCAACATACGGAGGTTGTGCGGCTGTATCTCCGTACTCGACCATGCTCTTTTTCTTCAAAGGATTGGTGTACGAGACGGGAGGACGGATAGACTTGGTGCTCCAATGAGGATTACAGATAGTTTGATCTATATTTTCTTGAGAGATATTAGGATTGGTAGAACCAGGAGTAAGGTGAGAATCAGGTAATCCTACTGGCGAGGGCGCAGTTGCAACAGATGGTCGTACTTGAAGGGTCAAATAGCTCATTGC